ACTTCAGCGATAACTTCTGACTCACCAAACGGGTTGTCGTCTTCGGTTTTAGCTGAGTAGCCGTCTACTTCACCAAACGGATTAGCTTCTGGCATTTCCGCCAATACCACTACCTGCACTGCTCGTAGACGTAGTGATACTCCATAATTATCCGTACCGTTATATGGAACTAACTCAACATTAATATTGACGGTGCTTCCAGAAGTAAGTTGGAAGTCATCATCTAACTTAACTCCTTTAGCATCATAATGTGTGGGTGGTCGAACAATGTTTTGACCATAAGCTGCTTTTATTTTAGCTTTACCTTGCCAACGACCGCCATCAAGTTCCTTAAATGACATCTTCATTTTCTCAGGCCAACTAGCTTCTTTACCTTCGTCCCAAGCAGTAACCATGTTTTTATACAGGTCTGCCGCTTGTTCCTTTGTCATATTAAATGACGTTTCGTATGCCGCACCACTATCAAATGTATCGCAAGGCACAGTTTTGTTTTGCGCGTTGCTAAATTTATAAGGTTTATCTAAACGCGGGTACATAGCCTCCACATTGTTAATATTAATACGTGTGTAAGTCTTCTTAGCCATAGTCATTCCTTTATTGGTTTAAATGGATTGTATTCGACCGCAGTAAAATTAGTTTTAACTGCGTCTATTGCATCTACACTATTAGTTAAATCCTCTACCAATAGTGCAAAAGTCTCTGGTACAAAGCCGACTGCTTCAAACAGTAACTTCTTGTATTCCACATTCTCATCTTGAGATATGCGCGTAATCATTTGTTCTGGTTTGTATCCGTGTAGATTCAAAGATTTTTTATACGCAGCGTAGGGTAGTTTTTTAGGGTGGTTTTTCTTATCTGGAGCAGTTCCAAATAACGATGAAGAAGGTAACTGCAACTGGAACGCACCTTGTGCTTCTTCTTTATCGGTAATAAACCCTACCGCTATACGTGTAAACGTCCTACATGCTTTAGTGTTGTAGCTACCAGACCCCCGTATGTTTTGCTTACAGAGAACACAACTTGTGTGTTGCTTATCTTTAGCAGCTACATTAGGCCCACGGTTGTCATCGTTAGTCCAACAAGTAGGTAATTGACTCGCACCTTGTTTAAAGTCACCTGCGTAGTAAGATCTGGATGTTGTTGGGGCTTCATTAATAACAACAAGATCAAGGTAGTCTCTACCGCAAGATGCGACTACCCCCTCCTCACTAACTAATTGCCAAACATTATTGTCATATTGTATTTTACGACTGTATACGCCCTCAATCATGATGACTTTCTACGCACTACTATTTTATAACTAGAATCGTTTTTGATACCGTATGGCAGAGATAATGACTCTTCTTTGTCTGTTGGGTTTTCATCTATGAATTGACGCATACCTGATTGCTTAATACGTTTTTCAAGGCAATCGAATGCGTCATTTTCTACAACCCATTCATAAAATGCGTTCCAATCAGATGTCCACCATTTATCTCTGGTCTGTAGCATTGTTGTGGTGTTGCCTAAACTAACCGACATGGTTTTGCCTTTACCATGTTTAAGACAGTGCGCTTGTAGATGCGCTTCAATCTTTTCCCTGTCTTCTTTAAGTTTGTTTATGCTTTTGTCAGCTTCTTTCTGTATCTTAGATATCTCTTCGCGTATCTTAATAACAGCTTCGGCAAGTTGTTCAAAATCGTACTCAGTTTCTTCAGTCATTTCATACTCCGCTTGTAAGAGTTGGGTAGCTATTATAGTACTATATTTGTACACATTGCAAACATATATTATTTAATTACTTCGTTATACAAATCAAGTAGTTGAGTGTGCGTTGCTAATTTTCCAGATAATAATTTATATAATCTTCGTTCAACTTGGCTGCCTTGTATGTGCACGACAGTCATTTTATTTGTTTGGCCTTTGCGATTAATTCGTGCGTTAGCTTGTAAGTAAGTCTCGATAGATGTCACGGGCGCGTACCAAATTACTGTACTGGCTGCTGTAAGCGTGACCCCATGCGCTGCTGCTTGAGGTTGTATAATCAATACTTTGGTATCGTTGTTTGTCTGGAATCGTTTAATTATATCAGTGCGTTTGTGTAGTGGTACGCTGCCTGTAATACATTCTGCTGCAATATTTTGGCTATCTAAATAGGTTTGAAGTAACTCAATCGTATGTCTGAAAGGCACAAAAACAAGAACTTTTGCTATGCTTTCGTCAATAACTTCTTTGACCGCATTAAGTCTATTATTTACATCAAACTCTATCGTAGCGCCAGAGTTTGCGTACACCGCACCGCATGATATCTGCAGTAGTTTGTTTATATTAACGGCTGCATTGGCACTTGTTACGATTTCATCTTCCGCCAACATCAGGAATTGAGTACGGACTTCTTTGTAGTAGTGTTCTTGTTGTTTAGTTAGTGGGGCTTCTCGCTCTGTGTACACTATGTCAGGTAAGTCTAGGCATTCCTCTTTAGTAAACCGTATAGCTGGCTGTAAGGTTCTAAACACTGTGTCTAACGCATCAGGTTTAGGTATCCATTTAAACCGACTAATTTGATACATTACTAAATCGCGGTAGGTTGCTTTAGCGCGAGCTACGTTGTGTGGTACACATAGTTTTGCTAATCCATGTGCATCTACAGGGGATTGCGCTGCCGGAGTACCAGTCAACATCCACACCATCGTATGTTCTTCGATTATCCTTGCCATTGTTTTCCACCGCTTTGTTGTAGCAGTCTTGTAGGCATTGGCCTCGTCAATAATAATTAAGTCAAATTTACCTGCTTTTATCTCCTCTTGTATGACGTTTACCCCGTCGTAATTAACAACAACGTAGTCGTAATCTGCTTCTATTACTTCAACACGTTTTTCTTTTGACCCATAGGCTATGCCCACACTTCTGTGTACAGCAAACTGAAACAAATCTGTTTGCCACGCACTTTGCATAATTGATAAAGGCGAAACGATAAGGACTCTATTTATTTCACCCATGTCTAATAAATAATCCGAAGCCCATATACAAGCAGCGGTCTTACCTGTGCCTTGCTCGTTAAAACAAAATGCCCGTGGGTTTAGTGTAAGAAATTCAGCCGTAGCCTTCTGATGTTCCATTGGTGGAAACACCCCACCCCAAGCGTAGTCACGCATAATTGGGCTAGGCACGTTCTTCATCTTTAACTCTGTTAGATCTTTTGCGTTATCCAAATTCCAACTTACCGTCATCGTGTATATATCTTCTGTAATATCTACAACACGAGCAGTGTCTACATTTTGAATTTTATCTGGGTAACGTGTTCTTAGTAATAGAGTCTTGTCCTCTATAATCTGCATAATTCACTTCTTTTTCTTTGTTGTTCTTTTCTTCTTTGGTTTGTTTGTTTTTACCGTGTGGTCAGAGTTTCTGCTAAAACTTCTGTTGCTACTAGGCTTTACTAATCTTAAATTACTTTTTTTGTTAGACCCACCTTTTGACAGTGGTTTCTTATGGTCTATATCTTTGCCTTTACGATCAACACCTGCTTTATCCATAGCATATCGCGCACGTTCTCTAGCGGCTCGCGCCTTCTTTTCTTTCCGCGCTTTCTGCTGCTGGTACTCTTTTTTGTACGGTCTTGGTTTGTTTACGTAAGGCATGTAACTGTCTCAATTATTTCCGTTGTATTCGCAGTCTGTCACAGGACACCAGTTACGACAAGTAAAATTCTCTGATGGATTCCATGTGTCTGACTCAATACAAAGTGCTAGTCTATCTACGTCTTTGTTCCAGTAAGTCCAACTAGATTCAATAACGTCCCGTGTGAACGTAGCAGGCACAAATTCTTTAGATACTAAAAATAATAATCCACCTTTAATAGTTTGCACTTCTTTGAAATGAGCAAACAATGCAAGGCTTAAAAGCTGTAGTTGTTTCGTATCGGCATACTGAGCTGACTTGCCTGTTTTGTAATCTACTAACAACGCTGTATCGCCATTAATGATTACCAAATCAGCAATACCACGCCACCAAACAGCTTTATCGAAGAACTTACAAGGGTCTAGCTTTTCTGTTAGCCCCATACGGTACTCAAATAACTTCTCGCCTTTGGCTTCCAACAAAACGTCCACATGCCTTTTAACAAATTCATATTCTTTCGGTATTGGAGTTCCTTTTTTACCGTAATCTTCACAGGCTTTGT